TGGTATCAGAGCAAGGTTTGAAAATGGTCATGTCCGGCTAAAACCCTAAGGTTAGGAAAAGGGAAAGAGTGAGGCTGTCGTTAGAGTTTAAACACCGGTCCTAAGATACTGTTCCGACCTCCACTAGAGAGAGACCAAACCCGTTGGAAGTTTGCTGTTTTAAAAGAAAAAGGCGTAACCCTAAAGAGTACCTAGAGAGAGGGAAGAAAGGGGAGAAGATGATCTTTTGAAAACAGAAAATCAAGACTATTCCCGTTATGCTCTACAGTTGCAGCGAAAGCTGATCTTCTGTATCAGAAAGGAAGAAAACTTGGTTAATGTCTAGCCGTTGGGAGAATAGTATCCAAGAATGGTATGAAAAGTCTCACACAGCCAATCTCGAGTACCTAGACCTAGCCTCTGTTAGTAAAGTGACCAACAACCAGATTGCTCATAACCTTGCAGTAACCTTTGATAGGTTAAATTTAGGAAACCGTGTTTTCATCAAAAACCTAAAACAAATTCAAGAGTCTTTAGTTGAAGTAAACACTAGGATCGACACCCTAGAAGTAGGCTTAAGAAGGCTAACCAAACAGCTTAAAGAAAACAAACCTTTAACCGAGCCTGAAGTCCGTCGGTTAGTAGGAGAGATTGCACAGCAACCCAAGATCGTTGAGGAACAAGCTCTTAAGATCTCTCAGGAGCTTGAACAGAAGCTTGCAGAAGTTGAAAAACTTCTTCGCAATCTTGGCCTTGTAATTGGTCAATGACTGATAGCCCCAGCTATCAACAAGCTCTGAAGGAAGCTGAGAAGGTTGACCCACCAGCACTTGGGTTAACAACTACTGAAGGAGTAACCGCACTCAACGGGTTGAGGACGGTTATAAAGCAAAATAATTTGCAGATCTGCTTACTGGCAGATATAGCAGACAAGCTTGCTGATCTTCTGACTGAGCAGAAGAAATCAAGGAAGGAAAAGGCGAAGGAAGTCGCTATTCCAGAAGATCTCATATCCAAACTCCAAGGATTATCCATCCAGGAGAGAGGAGACGAGAAAGTAACAAGAAGAAAGGAGACTAAAGGAAACCTCTACGGTTTCAAAGATCCTTACAAGATCTTAGCAGCAGAAGTTGCAAAGATCACTCCAAAGCCTCCTACAACAGAGAAAGAGGATGAGTCAAACTAGAACTCATCAGATGCCTAGTGTCACCACTACGGTGAATGAACAAGGAGAAGGTCCTCTCTTTGAGGATCAAGTCAGAAATTACCGGAGAAACCAAAGACGTCTATTCAACTTAAGGAAAAAGGCCAGAAGAGCACAAAAGGCTTTAACAGGGTCCAGATCTAGACACCAAGAGACCCTTGAACAAGAAATAGACCCTCAGGTTACCCTGAGACTGTCCATGCAGGAAAGGGCACGACTAGTACCAGCTGAGGTACTGTACAGATCAAGGAGAGACACAGTGCACCACCGTGTCTATACGCATAGATCAGAGGAATCTATCCTATGCGTCGGAGGAAATCAAGTCGACAGGACGTTTATACAACCATCCAGTCTAGAGAGACTACAAAGAACGGGAATGTCCTTTATACATATTGGCATCCTGCAAGTTAGGATCCAGATCCTGCATCGACAAGAAGAAGGAACAATGGCCTTAGTGGTTTTCCGTGACAACAGATGGGCTGGAGATCAAGCCATCTTTGCACAAATGGAAGTTGACCTGACCAAAGGCAGCCAATTGGTGTTCGTGGTACCTGATACCATGATGACCATTGGAGATTTTGCTAGAAACGTGCAACTATCTATCCTAACAAGGGGATATGATAACTGGCAGAATGGAGAGGCCAATCTACTAGTAACCAGAAGCATGACAGGGAGACTGTCAAATACACCAAACGTAGCCTTCGCATGCCAGATAGCAAGTGCTACAGACTACCTGGCCAGTCACGGTGTGAAAGCAATAGCAGGGAAGAAAGTAAATCTGCAACAACTAAGAAACCAACAGTGGGTTCTACGACCCCCACAAGCAGATGTACTACCAATGCAACCAAGGTCAGTCGAGACAAGAAACCTGATTGATGGAAGCATATCCATCAGATTCCACGATTATGAGGTAGCTCCTTCAACATCAGGACCTCATTACAATGAAAATGACGAGGAAGTGGAATCAGAATCAGAGGCAGAGATCAGAGAGCATACAGTTGCAGTCTGGATAATTGGAGAAGAAGAATATCCAGATGATAATGGAAGAATTAAAGTCTGGGAAGAATCCAGTAATGGCAACGGAAGATTCTTCAGATATTACACACCTCCATCAGTATCCAATGAACCTATTATCGCCACAGGCTGGGACGATGATGAGGATGATGATTATGATTATGACCCAAGGTGGGATACTAATCTAGAAAGTGAAGGTGAAGAACCAGACGAGCCTCTGAGGAGTGAAGAGGATGAAGAAGAAGAAGTACAGGATGAACCTGTATGGCACCAAGAAGAAGAAGAAGAAGAAGAAGAAGAAGAAGAAGAAGAAGAAGAAGAAGAAGACGAGTATGACCCTAATACATACATGGCATACTTGCAGAAGGAAGAAGATGACTGGACAGAAATCATCGCCAGTCTTAACCCAGAAATGGAGTATCCACAGAGAAGGACAGAAGTAGCGGAGACTGTTTTCTCAGAAATAGTAGATTACACCCCACCAGGAGATACGTTGATGACACCAGTAGGATACCCTCCTGCTTCATCATCAAGATCAACGGTCACAACTCCTAGTAGACCACCGCTATACGAAGGAAGGATACCAAGTGCATCAAGGGTCCTCAGAAGAGATGACTACACAGAGTGGTGGCAACTGCCATCATCACAAGGGACCACAGGAGCACTGTTTGTGATGCCAAAGCAAATTGGGCTATTCCACGATGTTTTCTCAAGATGGGAGTCCATTACAAAGAACTATGTTTCGGCCCAAGGCATTACTGACCCAACAGAGAAAATGGAATTCATTGAAAATCTGCTTGGAGAAACGGAGAAACTTACCTGGATCCAATGGAGAATGAGGTATGAAGCTGAATATCAACAGCTGCTAACTTTAGCAGAAGGGAGACAAGGGACTCAGAATATTCTGTCTCAGATAAAGAGAGTCTTCTCACTTGAAGACCCAGCTTCAGGATCCACCAGAATCCAAGACTCTGCTTACAGAGATTTGGAAAGATTGACTTGCCACAACATCAAGGACATAGTCCAGTTTCTGAATGACTATGGAAGATTGGCAGCTAAAAGTGGAAGACTGTTCATTGGAACAGAGCTGAGTGAAAAACTTTGGATGAAGATGCCACCGGAGTTAGGTCACAGAATGAGGGAAGCGTTCCAGAAGGAATATGAAGGCAATGAAGTAGGAGTATTTCCTCGAATACTATTTGCCTATCGTTACCTGGAACAAGAATGCAAAGACGCTGCTTTCAAAAGAAGTTTGAAGTCCCTTAGCTTTTGCAAAGATATGCCTTTAACAGGTTATTATGACAAAAGCTCCAGATATGGGATGCGGAGATCCAAGACATACAAAGGAAAACCTCATGCGTCTCATGCAAGAATTGAAAAGAGAAAGCATCTAGTAAGAAACAAGAGGTGCAAGTGCTACCTCCGTGGAGATGAAGGCCATTTCGCAAGGGAATGTCCCAATAATAAAAGGGATGTTAAAAGAGTGGCAATATTTGAAGGCATCAACCTCCCAGATGACTATGAGATAGTTTCAGTGGAAGAGGGAGAGGAAGACTCAGACGCTATCTATAGCTTGTCTGAAAATGAAGAAGAACTTCAGGATGAAGTACTTCATGAAAAAGTCTTCATGATACGAGAAGGAGATCAATCCTATTGGATGGGAAAAGCAAATCACTGGACAGCTATGGTCAGAGTCAGTTATCAACAGTATCACTGTCCACATCAGTGGGAGCACAACAAAGAGATTCCAATAATGGCCCTTATCAACTGCCATTTTTGTAAGCAGCCCACAAATCTTAGAGGAAGAGTGCACTGCCCCACATGCCAGCTCACCAGCTGTTATATGTGTGCACCAATCTATTGTGATGTCCAAGTCCAACAACAGCCAAAGACCCCCATACCATTCAGCCCAAATGCATTGCTACAGCAGCAGGCCGCCTATATCCGTTGGCTCGAATCTGAAAATAAAAGACTTAATGAGCTCGTGGAATTCTACAAAAGGCTCTTGGACGGAGGATCCAGACTCCAACAGGAGTTGGAAGCTGATCAAAAAGAATTGGAGGAGTTGGAAGCTGATCGAAAAGAATTGGAGGCCCATGACAAAGGAAAAAGGGTCCAATTCACAGAAGAAGAAAAGGTCCAGCTCACCGAAGAATTAGAGGAAATCCATATGGCCTATCTTGAGGAGGACACAATCACACGTGTCGTGGGTCATACTACAGAAGGACCTTCAGAAGCCAAGAAAGTGGTGAAAAAGAGCAATATGCTATATAACCTCGAGGTTATCCTAATCATACCTGAGGTTGGAAAACCACTAAAAGTCAAAGCGATATTGGATACAGGAGCAACTACATGCTGTATCAATATCAATTCTGTTCCAAAGATGGCTATCGAACAGAATACATTCCTGGTGCAATTTCGGGGAATTAATTCTACACAATCCGTTGATAAGAAGCTCCGTTATGGACGAATGACTATTAGCGGACACCAATTCAGATTTCCCTATTGCTATGCATTCCCACTATCCCTTGGCGATGGTATCGAAATGATACTAGGTTGCAATTTTATCCGCGGAATGTACGGTGGACTTAGAATCGAAGGCTCTACAATCACATTCTACAAAAATGTCACTACGATCCAAACTAAGTTAGCCGCTGGAATGGTTGGTGGAACAACCTCTTTTTATCCGGGGGAAGGAGGAGGCAGTCACTTTGAATTCAAAGCCTCAGAAGAATCGGATGATGACGCGGAGATAGATTTCGAAATCCACCAGCAGATCATAAGCCATGCAGTAGCCCAAGCTACAACACCAAAACTGAGCCCAAAACTGAAGCATCTGATGGGCCAGCTGAAAGATCAAGGCTTTATTGGGGAAAACCCTATGAAGCACTGGGCTTCTAACAAAATCCACTGCAAGCTGGATATCAAGAATCCAGACTTAATTATTGAAGACAAGCCCATTAAACATCTGACGCCTGCGATGGAGAAACAGTTCGCAAAGCACATCAAGGCTCTCCTTGACATTGGCGTGATAAGGCCCAGTAAATCAAGACACAGAACAACGGCCTTTATCGTGGAATCAGGCACCACCATTGACCCAAAGACGAAGAAGACAATCCATGGGAAGGAGAGAATGGTGTTCAACTACAAACGCCTGAATGATAACACAGAAAAGGATCAGTACTCACTGCCTGGGATTCACACTATCCTGAAGAGAGTTGGGAACAAGAAGATCTTCAGTAAGTTCGACTTAAAGTCAGGTTTCCACCAAGTAGCAATGGCAGAAGAGTCAATTCCTTGGACCGCCTTCTGGGTCCCGCAAGGGTTATACGAATGGCTAGCTATGCCATTTGGTCTGAAGAACGCCCCTGCAATCTTCCAAAGAAAAATGGATGTCTGTTTTAAGGGAACAGAAGACTTCATTGCAGTCTATATTGATGACATCCTCGTGTTCAGTGAAACAATGGAGGAACACGAAAATCACATCAGCAGAATGCTCGAGATATGTAAAAGACATGGGCTAGTTCTTAGTCCTAATAAAATGAGCATTGCCCAAGAGGAGATTGAGTTCTTAGGGACCATAATCTCCAAAGGAAGAATGAAACTCCAGGCCCATGTGATCAAGAAGATTGTAAGCAAGGCCCAAATGGAGTTATCCACAACAAAGGGTTTAAGATCTTTCCTTGGCCTGTTAAATTATGCCAGGATCTACATCCCAAATTTGGGAAGGAAATTAAGCCCATTATATGCAAAGGTCAGCCCAACTGGGGAAAAGAAGCTTAACAAGCAAGATTGGAATCTCATCAATGAGATAAAGCAAATGGTCCAAAAGCTACCTGACCTAGACATTCCACCAATAGAAAGCTGCATAGTCATTGAAAGTGACGGATGCATGGAAGGATGGGGTGGAATTTGCAAATGGAAAAAGGCAAAAGAGGATTCGAGGACAACAGGGAGAATCTGCGCGTACGCTAGTGGAAAGTTTGGCGTAATCAAAAGCACTATTGACGCCGAGATTTACGCCTTGATTAAGGCATTGGATGCTTTTAAAATCTTTTATCTGGACAAAGGGCATCTTATCGTACGCACCGACTGTCAGGCTATTGTCACCTTTTACAATAAGACCAATACCCACAAACCATCCAGGATACGCTGGATTACTTTTCTGGACTATATAACTGGGTTAGGTGTTTCAGTGACGATAGAACACATCGACGGAAAAGACAATCACCTAGCTGACACTCTAAGCAGACTAGTATGGAGCCAGTTCCCGATCGAACCACCGGAAGAAGAGCCGCTGAAATCCCAGCAACTCAATTACTGGGAGCAAGTTACCCATACAGCTTGGCCTATGATGGCCTCCTGCAGCAACGAAGGGATACCATTACACATGGCACCCTCACCATGGCAACTGAACATGCCATCTCCCGACAGCTCTATCAGATCAAGGAAGAAGCTGCCAAGAAAGCGCTCAACGCACTACGAGACCTACAAGGGATCCTACATCACGAGCGCAACCACCTGTCAAGCTCTGCAACAAGGGACAACTGGGCGTCTGACAGACTCCCACTAACCCGCCAGCTGTCCAATGAACTAGACCAGCATGTGACCGCAATCAACGGCATTATTGAAAGTATGGTCCAGCCTTAGTTTTGGACAGTAGTATGCAATAATTAAAGTAGTGTTTGCTTTATGCTTTGTGAGCTGTATCACAGCTGTATTACTACTTTATGAGTTGTATCGCACTATGGAAGGACATGAGTGATTGACGATGGGGCCCAAAGAGCACCCGGATCACCAAATCCTTTTCCTATAAGTAGCGAAGTGTGTAAGCTTAGACCTTAGACCAAAAAAAAGAGTAAGAACTACTCTAGCTGAATCTAAGTGTTGTGAGTGTTTGTAAGTTCTAAGTTTTTAAAGAGAAATAAATAGTCCGCTTTGTGCTTATCTATTTGTTTCCGCCTGGAGATTTAAACAGTTTTTGTTTCTTCCGCCGTTTTTAATTC